ATAAGCCCCAATTTTTAAGCCTTACCTATAGCGCGGCGCGATAAATCAATCGCAAATTCGCGATAAATGGATGAAAGAACAATTTGCACATTATGCAAAAGAATTGCAAAACCGCCCAATCATCGGGCGGTTTATCGTTACGTTTGAGAAAGTTTTGATTTAGTAAACGGCGGCTCATAGGTTGCCACAGAATCAAGCTGAGGCACTGCCACCACCACGCCTTTATCCAAGTCCGCCAGTACCCGCCCAATCAGTCGCATACCCATCGGGGCTAAATCTCTCCGCCATAGTGTCCGCGCATCATCGGTAGGAAGGACATGACACCAATCTTGCGCAGCGATGTTGCCAGTGTCCGCGCCGTCATCCATCCAATAAGCCGTGCCACCCGTGATTGAGTCTCGCATGTGTATCGTCCAGCGCACGGCATCACGCCCACGGTGTCGTGGAAGCAATGAAGGGTGATAGCCTAGCGCACCGTATTTTGCTGCTGACCTCGCGCCCACGCTGATAAATGCGTGGGCATGGGCGCAGACGATTACGTCCACGTCGGGCGGGATATGTTGGGCATCAATACGCCGCCCGCATATCTCCACAGGGATGCCGTTTTGCTGTGCTGCGGCGTAGAGGCGGTCGTATTCCTCACCTTCGACGGCAGGCGCGAAGACTTTAACCACCTCATCCCCACGCCGTAGGCATAACTTCAATACCTCCACGCCTAGCCATTGCTGACCGACAATTACGATGCGCATATCGCGCCCTCCGTCCCCAAATAACGGAAGCCTTGCACCGCTCTGAAGTGTCCGCCATATCCCGCGAAGCCTGACGATTCTTTACCTGCCCGCTCCGCACTGAGGGCAACGGATTGAATACATCGCCCCTTGTGGTCGCCGTGCAGTTTTGACGATACTTGCGTCCACTTGGGGTCACGCCGCAACGCGGCGGCCAAGCCAGGGTGTGAGGTATGAAACAGCGTGGGCAAGGGTTTTTGATAGCGGTTTAAACCCTGTTTCCACGCTTCGCAAACGGCATTTAAAAACCGCATCCCCACACCCGCGCCCTGCCATTCAGGCATAACGACTAACCTGCACGCTCTGCCCTCAACCAAGCCAGGGCGGGTGCTAACCGCTAAGTGCGCAACGGGTTCGCCGTCGATGGTTGCCACGTAACACGTTGCGGCAATCATCTTGGGTAATTTTAGATAGTGATGTGGCTCAAACATTGACCAATAACGCCAGTCGGTTTGATGGATGACCATTTCCAACTTGGGTCGCCGCCAAAGCGACCCCCGTGTGAATTGCCCCGTCCCCGTGTCAAATACCCAGTCAGGTTGTACCCAGTCCAAAATGTCATAGTGGCAGGACAGCAATACCACTTTACCGCCCGTGCGCCGCCATGCCTTGGCAAATGCACCTGCGCCGACTTTGGCAATCTGACGATCAACGACTGAGGAGAATTCGTCCACGACCGCTAAGGATGGGGCTTCACACACTAGACGCGCCAAGGTTGCGCGGAATTGCTCACCGTTGGATAACACGTTAAACGGGCGTAGCCATGTTGGTACGCTACCTAACCCGACCGAAGACAATGCCGCCGTCACATCGTTGGGCGAGATTGCATCAATGATGGGCTTTCCAGAATCCCAGTCTGGAGAATAGGTTTGCCAAATTTGCGCACCGATGCTGCTTTTACCACTGCCAGATGCGCCCACGACCACGCCGATCTGCCAGTCGTTATCGTCAATCGGTAAATCGGCGGAAAAGGAAAAGTCCGCGCCGCTATCGACATTAAACAGCGACTTAACGCGTTCTGCCCGATAGGTTTCAAAGTCCGTGCAGCAATGATGAATGTCGATTTTCATACCGTGACGACCTTGACCTTAAAGCCATCTGCTTTGAGTTTGTTAAAGAGCATTTCCTGCGCATGTGCATCGGCGCACAGGATGATGACACCGTATTGTTCTCGGTACTTAAAGCCGTTCTTGCCGAGCGGTTTGGTTGATTTGCCCATGTTGAGCCTCCTGATTGGGCGGTCGAGCCGCGCTGGTAGGAGACTCATAGGTCTTCAGGTTAAGCGTCAGACAGCGCGGACACTTGATGGATAATTCGGTAAAAACACCTTCAGCCAACTTTTTACGACACTTTCCACATCGCACATCTATCATATTACAAATTCCGCGTGTACCATGCGCCCCGCTGTGATCACAGCACGGTGCTTTGGCTAAACGCAGGCGTGTTCTGCGGGAGGTGGCGGTTAGGGGTGATGGAACACCATTAACCGTCGCGCCGTCTTATTTTTAGGGTTATGCCCCTAAATTAGTCCAATCATCACGAATACCGACCATCAGCGTATCGCGTTCATCCTTCGTTTTAACGTCTAAAAACGCCGTTTTTTGTTTTTTTCTCAAATCATCTGCCATGCCTTCAGCGGAAGAATAACTGACGGCTTTGCCAATGACTTTATCTGCCCATGCTTTTCGATCAAGGATATTCGCAGAGGATAGGTAGGATTCTTCCAATACACTTAATGGCACGTTTTCAAGTAATTTTTCAGCGATCCTTGCTTTTCTATCCCAAGAATCCTTCTCTTTTTGGGATACGTAGGATGATTTCTTATTCAAAAATTCAGCGTGATACTGATCAATTTTCGTAAGGGAAAGAGTATTGTCAAGCGGAGCAACCACCGATGACACCTCAATTCGCCCATCGACCAAAATCAAAGCATCTACGCCATCGACATCAAAAAAAATCATGTCGTCATCATGCTGTTCAATTGCTGCAGCAATTGAGGATACCTCAACTCCATCGGCTGTTTTATACGTGATTTTTTTTGCGAAGATACCCATTACCCTATCCTTTCAATCGTTATTTTACCCGACACCGCTTGCCCAAAACTAATTGTCCCGAGGCTCGTCCATGGAGTACTAGTATCTAAGCTCGATGACTCAGTCTGCCCACAGTAAGCGATTCCTGATGCCCGACCATCGACAGTCGATACGGCATGTTTGTTGGCTGTTGATGTTGTCAAAGTCGTACTCGCCTGCTTACTGCCGCCAGCTCCTGGCACTGACATGGATATTCCACCGTCTGCCGTAACACCAACATAAAACATGCCATTATTCCGCCCCACGAAATAAAAGTTATTCACCGATGACGGGATATTAAAATTGTTGACGAAAAGTAGGATCGTCGAGGTTGACTCGGATGGAGAGACCGAGGCGAACCAGTTGACGATATACTGTTGGTTATCAAGCGTCGCCACACGAAGTGGAATCGACGTTTGAGCCGAAACGTGAATAACCGCCTTATCGCCAAGAGCAAGGGAAACATCAGATGTTGCCCCCGTGTTGTCAATAACTACATTCGTCGGCGGCGGTGGCGGAATTAACATAGGAACAACGGATAACAGATAATCAGCCGTCACGACCTCATTCCCCGTTGCGGATAATAATGTTGATGGGATCGTCATCACCCCAGTCGCGGTATCCATCGAAAAAACCAGAGACCAAGACGGCACAACCCCTACTGAGTCAGCCGCTGAGAACCAATACTCTTTTACGCCAGCCGCGTTGTTTTTTTCCGCCCAACAAATCCCTGCAATATCCCGCCCAACCCATACGCCTGTCGCCTGATTTACCGCACAATTGTACGTCTGCCCAAGTGAAAAATACCCGACCGTCGCAGTCATTACGTTGCCGTATTCGCGGATAATTGCCCCGTTATCCAAGGCGTAAGACCGTTTCAGACTCCCCGTGCCACCACCCGATACAATCATTGCCACAATCGCATCGCGTAATTGAGTACGCGAATTAGCGTCTAGCGGTACACCCGTGGATTCAATCACATTGCAGATTTCTTCCTGCACGGCGTTAAACCACGACGCATTTAGCTGAGTAGCAGATTCATTCGTGGCAGGGTTTCCGCCCTTCCAGCCATCCTTGCCCGCTCCGAATAAGTCAACCGATCTGGTCGCTGTATCAATCCGCTTCATTTATCCCCCTTAAACGTAATTTAAAATTGCCAGTGTATGCGCGGGCTTTATTTTGTCGATGCGGCAAGCCAATTCGCTTGTCGCCCATGTTGCTAACGCGTCCTGGCACGATCCTTCGCACGTTGCGTAATAGATAGGCAACCCGCCTGGGATATTCATCTGAAAGGTGAACAACCATTCCTCGCTATTCACAATCTGTGCACAAGTCCCGTCACACGTTGCCATCGTAAAGGTATCAACCGTCACGTCCGTATAGCCCATTTGCGCAGCGGCTTGAATTAACCATGCGACCGATGCCCCGCCCTTGGTCGATAGCTTGGTAAACAGACGGGCACGGCGCGCCTCGATATTCAACACGGCCGCCCCAGAACACGCGTCGGGTAATCCTGCTACGCGCTCCCAATCACCAATACTCACATAGCAGGTTCTCGGATCAGATTCAGCGATCAAGGTATCGGCATACGCCTGCGCCCTGTCCAGCTCCGCCCCCTCCGCCGACAATTGCGCCGACAGCACGCGCCCGTCTGCGTTATAGCTGCGGTAAGGGAGTAGCTGCTTTAATAGGTTGGCGTGTTGCATGGCTAAATAAGTGTCACAGCACCCAATACCGCCAATTCAACCGCGACGGCATCGGTACGGGGATAAACGTCAGTGGCGGGGGCGGTCATCACCACGTTCACCACGCCGACGATTTCCATCATCAGCGTGACTAAACGGTTGAGGTAAACAGGCTCGCCGACTTGCAAGCGGGCAAAAAATTCCGAAAATACGGCGTTGACCTTAACCACCGCATCCGCATAACTCAGACCAGACAGCGTCAGCATGGCGGATACGTCAACGGTGAGAGTCATCGGTTTAATCACCGATACATTCGCGGTGACGGGTTTGACTGTGTCGATATAGGCTTGCACTACCGCGACCAACGCATCCGATGGAATGCCGCCCGCAGTTTCAACCGCCACATCAACTGTCCCCACGCCTCGGCGCAGCGGAAAAACATACGCATCAGTCACGCCGTCCACAGACTTTGCCCAGCGTTTGTAGTCAGCGATATTGCCGCCAGACGGAGGGTTGCGGATTTCATCCAGAATACGAATCGCTAAATCTGCATCGGATTCCATATCCGTGCCACCCGACAAGGCAGTGACGGTTCCCGTGGATTGCACACCAACGGGCGCAGCGATAAATGATAACACCGCGCCTACGGGGAGATTACCCACGACACCTACAGGCACGGCGGCAATGTTTAATACACCTGCGCCCGCAATATCTAGCTCCAAGGCGGCGGTGGCAACAAACTGCACCCCCGCTGCATCGACCAATTGCGTCCCGATCACCACCACACTACCCGCCGTGCCAGACACTGCATACGTCCCCGTAGATACTGTAGCTTGCTTACGCGTCAAATTCCGCATCGTAGCGTGACGGTCAAGACTTAATGAGTCCGCTGTATCGGGGAATAACTGTCTAAAAATCCAAGATTGATGCTGATATAAGCCTTCATTTGCCGCTGCAAGTGCGGATGCTCGCACAAAAAAATCTGAATCCACCCCGACCGCCGCATCGGGCAGCAAGGCTTGATAATCGCGTAATAGCGATGTGCGAGATTCATCAAAAGAGGGGATAGGAAATGGCATCACGCAACCTTCATAAATTGATTGAATACGACCTTCTCACCCGTTGCCGCAATAGCCTCAACAGACAATAAAGCTCGTCCGTCATGCGCTTGTTGCACCGAAGTCGTCACTGACCTTACTCGACCATCCGCAAGCAAAGGCTGCAACGCCATTTCGACAAACTGTTGGACTTGTATGCCGACACGGGGTAAATCCTTTTCGCGCTCTATTTCGTGCAACCTACTACCAAATGTTTTATCCGCCCACCAACTACCCAACGGGGTTACCAATCGCAAATAAATCGCATTAGCTAATCCACCCGCAGGGTCTTTAGTCAGATTTCCGCCTTGCAAATCATAGTCAGCGGTAGTGGGGTTTAGGTAAAAAGTCATGGTGCGCAGCTTACGCGTGAGCGGGATGGGCATGAAGACGGAAACGTTTCCGCTGTTACATCTGAGCCGAGGGCGCGGGGGTACTGCCACCCTGTGGGTCGGCGTGAGAATGCCCGTTATAAACCACGCGCATTTCTGCCATGCTCTTATTGCCAAGATCGGAGATATTGCCCTGCGCAACCAAGTTTTGCGTGATTGCCACGTTGCCTGTGGCGGTGACTTGTGGTGTGTCTAAGGTGATCGCAGGCGTGTTGGTAAAGGTGATCGGCTTTCCACCGCCATTCACTACAATGCCGTCACGGGTCAAGATAATAGACTGTCCAAGGTCGTCGTAAATGCCGCACTCGCCCACTTTCAAGGATTTAATTCGGTAGTCGCCGTGTTCTGTGGCGACGATGATTCCGTGCGAAGTCTTGCCGCCCAAAGGGAGTACAACGCACACACTGCCCGCTGGCGGATTGGAGGTAAAGCCATAATGCTGCATCAATTCCGCGCCTTGCAACACCTCACCCGCCACGCCATGCGCTTGCACTAACTGGATAGCTGCCGCCGAGTTGACCAACACGATTTCCCCACGAAAAGCGAGGCGAATGCGGGCGGCGGCTTGGGCGACGTGGCGTTGGATTTCCTTAATCATGGGGTTAGTTAGTTAGCGAACGTCGTTTGAACAGGCGCGGCGTTTTTGCCACGTCGATGGGTATTTTTGTGTGGGTGCGCATCCAACTGCCACAGCCCATCGCGTTTGAGCTTTAACTCGGTTGTCTGCCCGCCGTCGCGTCCGCCCACAAAGGTTCTGCCCATCACAAACCAAATCTCGCCGTCGATATTGTATGGGTCGATGATGACCTTGACGCGCTGCCCAGGAGTCCACGGTGTGCCGTTGTCGGTGCGATGTCCGCGCACTTTAATGGTGAGGTTATCCGCCTCTAACAGCCCATCCGATAACAGCTTGGCGGCGCGATTCTTGGCAACTTTTGCGGTGTCGCATTCGTGGTCGGTGACAAAATGCGGGCGGTACAGCCCGACTTGCGCGCTGGTTGCACGGGCTAAAATGCCGCGATGCCCGCCTGATTTAGCTGTGCCAGGCGTTTGCCCTAGCACCGCCACTTCGGAGTAAACATCATGCAAACAGCGGCTACGGTGCGCCGACAAAATGTTGTTTTGCTCAGGCTTAATCATGCGCATAATCAGCGTTCCTACGGGCGTGGTGGTGTAATCAGGTCGCCCAATCACCAACACCCCAGACGGTTCAAACCACGGATACAGCCCATTTGCCTCAGCGGCGCGCTGCAAAGCCGACCATGCGGTATCGCCTGGTTCGACGTTGACCTTGGTGCGGGTTAAGGGGTCACTGGCATCAATCCGCACTTGGGTGATCCCGAATGGTGAGACTATTTTTTTAACCAACGCGGGCAAGGCAATTTGTTCTGCGGTAAAAATTGGCGCAGAACAATCCAACAACTGCCCAGCCATGTCTCTCCCAGCCAAGTCCACTGAGTGGGCTGTTTTGGATATATCTTCATCCAAACTATCCACCACCCCGCGCATAACAATGTCCTTGCCCAGCCTTACATCAACTTTTGCGCCTGGCAACGCAGCGGTCAGCGGCGGCGGCAACTGAATACGCTTACCGCTCGGCAATGTCAGCGTGGTCATGCCGCCCAAGCTCACCGACCATGCGTCGGCAGGGGTCATCAAATCGGATTCAATACGGTAGTTTTTCCAGTCGGCGTGCGTATTCCCGCCGATGGTCAAAGTGATGGTGTCATTGGGCGTAGGCATAAAGCATCGTCCCCTTGGTCACAAAGTTGGGGTATGGCAGGTTATTCAGTCGCAGCAACTCCGTCGCCCGCGTGTGGTCTGCGTACCAATGATGCGCCAACAGGCGCAGGCAGGTATCAAATTCCACCGCCCGCTGAATCATCGGCGGGCGCGCCAACAAGGCTGCGCGCAAGGCAACTTGCACGGTAGCTGCGACATTTTTAAACGATTCAATTAAGGTTTGATTATCCAACGGAGACAAGGTGCGCAGCGTGGTAATCACGGCTTGCAAATTCGTGCGCGCCACGGCGGCGATAGATTCCAACTGCATCGGCGTGGCGGTCGGTGTTTGTTGCTCTTGGGCGAATACCACCCCCGCCGCATCAGCCAGTGCCAATGCCGCCACAGATTGTGCTTGCAGGGCGACCAGCGCGTTATCTGATAGGTTGATTGAGTATGACGGGGCAGTTTCAACAACGGGCTGCACCGCCTTCGTCAAAGAGACTTTCACATTGTCAAAAGACTGAATGCTTGCCACGGCAGCAAAGGCAAGTAACTGCACCGCTTGCACACAAGCGGTTAAGTCGGTAATCAGCACGGCGGGCGTTGCCATCAAATCTAATCCAGAAGACTGCACGCCATTGACCATGCTGCGGAATTGCGCGAGGGTTTGTTCCACTTGGGCGCGCATCGCTTCAATCCGCGCCACTTTGCCTTCGGTGGTGATTGCCGACACTTTGCGGGCATAGTCATCTGCCAACAGTGCGGTGGTCGAGTCCACCGCCGTGCCGACCGCTGCGATTTCGGCTTGTTTTAAGGTCAGGTCAAAAAATGGATTATGCGGGGCGGTTTCGACAAATGAGATTTCAACCTGCGCTTGATCGGGTGATTCGGCATCATGCACGGGGCGATAACTTGCCACTTGCACTTGCATCCGCCCGAAGATAGGGTGGACAAACTCGCCACTACCAGCGGTATTCAACGCCGCTATCAGTAGCTTCAGTTGAGTTTCATAGTCCGCACCATAAATCAGCGTCTTGACCGTCGCCTTCCACGCATTCGCGCCCAAGTCCTCCACCTCCGCACCGTCGCGGTAGGGGTAGGCGTGTTCCACCAACGCACGAGAGGACTCATCATTAGTACTGATGCAATCAAAGCGCACGCCACGGAACTGGCAATCTTGTAGGTTTATATTCCAACTCATAGTCCGCGCAGCTTACGCGTGCGCGAGAGGGCGGGGAAGGCGGAAACGTTTCCTCTGAACAACAAAAAGCCCGCACTGGGCGGGCTTAATGGAGGGGTAAAGAATACTAATTCCGTCGAGACTCTTTCATATTTCGCGCATTGACTACGGTTGAAATTTGCTGACCGTCTAAGTGCAGATTGATTTCAAGGGCTTCTTTTGCGTTTTGATTGCCAAAATATGCCATCATCTGGGCAATTACGCCGCCCATTGTGCGTTGAGATTCTGTTCCTTCAAATACCGTTTTATTGAACAATGTCCCTGCGCCATACCCTGCTAACCCTGCCGCGCCAACCATCGCCCCCGCAGTGCCCAGCGCGGCAGCACTTCCTTGCGCAATCGCTCCAACACGCATTCCGCCCAGCAGTAAAGCAGCCTTACCAATATCCTTAATCCTTGCTAATGCGCCGCCCGCCGCAGCCGCCGCACCTGTTTCGGCGAGAGCTGGCAAGGCACTTCCACCGCCTAAACCAGCAGGGAAGTTCGTCACAAAAACAGGGGTCACACCTGTGGCGGCTTCGATAGCCTTGCCTTGCGCGATACCTGTTGCCGTGCCGACTAATCCAGATAATGCCCCGCCGATGCCCTTGGAAAATTTCAGGGCGATATAGGCTAACATGCTCGCACCAATCACCCCCGCGCCGATGCTGGCGGCATTCTTGGTCGCATCGCTTTGTGATGCCAATTTTGTGAGGGCAGCCCCTGAGTTAGACAGCTTATCTAAAATAGTAGTCACCGTGCCGCTTAGGGGTTCAAATACTTCGGCTAATAGGCTAGACCAGGTATTCTTAAACCGATCCGTTTGGGCGTTCATGCCGCCCATTAAAATTTCTAGTTTTCTAGCCGCTGAATAACTGTCATTCATAGCGGCTTCAATTTCTTTGTAGCCTTTTCCCGCCAATAAAGCAGCCATTGCGGCACGACCGCCTTCCTCACCAAAAATCTTTTCTGCCAATAATAGACGGTTCCCGTCACCCTTAACGGCTTTTAACTTGTCGCGGATTAACTCCAAGGATTGCGCAATGCCAATAAATTTACCATTGTCATAGAAGGCATTATCAAACTTGCCACCTTTCTCCGTCGCTAACCCTAAAGCCAGCATCGCCTCGCGAGAATGCTTCGTTTTACCCGTGGTGTTTTCCAGCATACGGTTAAGCGACGTTCCCGCCATTTCGCCCAACGGGGATAACATCGCTAGAGCAATAGCTGTACTTTTTGAACTTTCACCCAAAGCCTTCGCGCTAAACCCCGCTTGCTGCATCCCGTAAACCAACTTGGGGATACTGGTTGCTGCGGCATCGTCCACCCGCACCAACATATCTGCCAGTTCGCCGTATTGCTCCTTTTTAAGGTCAAACATTGACCCCAAGTTGACCACATTTACCGCCGCAGTCCCTTCATCCATTTTGGACAAAGTAGCAAGTGTTGCCACAGACATCGCCGCGCCTTTTTCCCCGCCAATGTCGCCCTGTGCCAACCCGCCTTTCAGCAGCTCGTTTTGGATATTGGTTGCGCCCACCTTTGATATGCGCGTTTTATTGGAAATGATTTCCGAGGTATTGGCAACCTCTTTAAGTTGGGCGTTAAGCTCGGCGGCAGCTTTGGTATTAGAACCCAAGTTCGCCCGCACATTCAGCATCGCTTCTTCTAAATCAGCAGCTGGCTTGACCACGCCGCCCATCTTGCTCAGTCCGTATTGCCACGCCGCCGCGCCCTTGCCGACTTCAATCCACGCGTCGTTAAATTTCTTCTTTACCTCGTCGGCATATTTTGATAGCTTGCGCGTATCGTTTCCGACGGTATTCAATACCGATGACGCACCATTCAGTGCGGTGATACTTAGTGCAAGGGCAAGGGTAGATGACATGATGACTGACTCACTTTCGTGGTTTTATGTGTTTATCGTAGCGATTCCCGCGCTGACGATTTTGTTTGCGACCGTTCGTGCGAAACAGGCGAATAAACAAGATAGGGGGTTAAGCAATATGATAGAGCTATCCGCCTTTTTTACCATCCCGCTGTTTTATGGCGGGGCGGCAATTTGTGGTTTGGTGGTGAGCGTACTGTGGGAAGGTCATGCAGGCGGGGGATTCTTGCTGGGGGCTGGCGTTGCCTTGCTACTGGGTGAAGTTTGGCTACTTTCCCGATTGAGTCGGCCGCTTGCGTCTTGATACAAAGGTTTCTGTTGTACTGCCCCCACCGCTGGTTCTTCCACCGTTCATCTCGACATAGCACTCCAAGTGCTTAATCGCTTCGGCTTCAGTCATATTCAAAGATTCTTGGTGACTGAAGCCTATCTTACGCAGGGCTGCCAGTAGCTTGTAATTCTGACACGGCAGGTTGACGAAAGGTTTTAAGTTTTTCGCCCACCTCCTTAATGCCCTGCATCAGCACATCCATATCGGCTTCATACATATTCAACAGCATATCCAGCGTGATACGGTCATTGCTTAACGTACCGATGGCAACGACCTGTTCCCGCACGATTGCCAAACCGAAGAGTGTATTACCTTTGTTTGCGACTTGCTCATTTGATGCCGCCGCAATCGTATCCTTGACCAACTGTGGGCGCACTTCAAAATCATAATGCACCACCCCATCAACCTCTACCCCAACAGGGAGGGTTCCTTTTTGCGTAATCATTATTCAATCACCTTTCGTAATGCCACCATGCTCAAGTCCAATTTTGCTTCACTGTTCACGTCGTACTTTTCGCCCACGTCGATGGTGAAGCAATCCAAATAGCTGGTACGTTTTCCGCCAGCAGATTGAGGATACACGGTGATTTTTGCACCTTGAATGCCCGCCCAGTCAATGCCACCCGTCAGCGGAATCACGGCGGTTACCTTGAGGTCAATTTCTTCAATCCCTTTGGCAAAGCCTGCGGCTCTTCCATTTTTGTTCATCGTTTTAACAGGCTTACGTCCTGTTTTAGTCGTGACGGAGAGGGTTTCGATTTCAACTTCTAACCCGTTCACCTCCATCACCACCATACCTAAGTATTCATTTAAAGCCATATTGCTCTCCTAATGTCGGGTTAAAACCCGACCTACGATTAAAGAATCAAATCAATGCGACCTGCAAACACATGCAGACCGTTGACCACATTGGTAGGAATCTTGGCGTTCAAGCGGTTTACGTCTTGCAGGTCACGTTCCACAATCAAGCCATCTTTGTTTGCATCGACCAGTTCCACAATTTCCAATTCTTCCAGCTTGTACAACACATCCAACAGCTCGGAGCGCACTTTTGGCGCGGTGCGTTCGGACAGTTTTTCACGCGGAAAGCGCAGGGCGATGCGGTCACGGCACGCCTTACGAACATAATCCAAAGTACGGATGGTGGTCATATCCAACAAGCTGGGGTCTTGAATACCTTGTGGGTCAAGCATATAGGTGGAAATTGCCCGCACGATTTGCACCACATTACCAGGACCGACTTCTAAGGGAGTCACCCCGCCATACAATGCGGATTCTTGCTGAGTCCGCGTCAGTCTGCTTGCCAAAGGCGGCACGGGCACACCAAGCAAGGGCAAGGTGTTCAATGGACGGGCTGGGTCTTCTTCAGACGCAAATACCGCGCCGAATGCCGCTGCTAACTCATATTGCGCTTCTTGCACGTCGGGCAGATTCGCCAAGCAAATACGTCCGCTGTTGATCGCTGTTGCCAAGGTTTGTGCTGTCGCCAAACTGTTGATCGTGGCAGCAATGCCAATCGCGGGGCGTTGCTCCATCGGACCGCTGATAAAGTCCAGATGCGTGCGCAACTTGGTCAGGCTATCGACATCATTCAGGCTGCTTACCACGATGTTGTAATCCAAGGCGGCGACGGATGCTAATGCAATAGCAATATCAGGATCAACCAATCCCCCCGCCAT